TCGATATCATAGAATTCTGGTCTAAAGGAACCCAGTGGATTGAATGTGAATGTTCTGAATCCACGATCGTTGAGGCTGGTCAATGGCAGTACTTCCAATTCTGGACCCGCAGGATCACCGACGATTGTACACCAGTCCAATGGAACTGTGATTTCATGTTTGCCGATTCGAAGAACCACCGCTGGTCCTGTGAATGATTCAAGAAAAATCAGAGGTAGAAAAAAATAATCTGGGTTTTGATTGTCACTGTTATCTAATACAGCGTATCTGAGATCTTCGTCAACCACATCTGGTAGATCATTTAGGAAAAATGTCTTATTTTCCAATGTGAGAATTTGCATTATACTTTAACCTTTTCAGTAGTGTATGGATACGACGCATCCTTGTAGTATTTCTTACGAGCAGCAAGATGTCGTTTAGCGTATTTTGTATTTGCAGTCATGTCGTATATGTTAACGAAATCTTTATCATCCGCTTTTCTAATACCACGCCCAATGCTCTGTATAACTCTTACAAAACTCTTACCTGGTTCAATTAATACAAGGTTGAAAATACGTGGAATATTAATACCCACAGCCGCAACTCCATATGTTGCTATTGTTATCTTATTATTTGATGTTGCGACTTCATCGTAGGCAATTTTTCTATCTTTTGATTTAACTGTACCAGATATAAATTTGACATCTGGGTCTTCCTTCAATAAACTGAATATTTCACTGAGTTGTATTTGTAGGAATTTACCACAATCAATTCTATCGACCAGTACAAGAGTATTGCCTGTTTCAGAGATACCTTTAATGAATGATGCCATCCAGGTCAGTCGATCTTTATCTGTTACCAGATATTTCAACTCTTCAGGATAGGAACCAAATTCTCTCCACTCTTGTGTCTGAACAATATTTACGTGACATCCACTGAGCACACCTTTTTGTTGCAAATCATATGCAGATATTCTTCCTATGACATCACCAAGGCTGCATCTAATGCTTTCAAATTCCAAATCATCCTTGGGAATTGTACCTGTAAGACCCCATCTGATGGGAGCGTTGCGTAGGTTCTGTGTGAGGAGATTTTTAAGCACATCTGCCTTTGCCTGATGCACTTCGTCAATGATAATTGTATTGACACCTTCAAGGAATTCAGCAAGAGTCAATATTTCTGTGTCAGATGCCTTGGATTTTTTATTCAGTATATGCAAACTCTGCCAGGTACATATTGTATGTGTTTTATTGAGGTCCTTGCGATCACCAAAATACACACCAACATTTAATCCTACGTTTATGAAGTCTGCTTCAGTCTGTGTTACCAGATCCTTGTTGGGAACAATTGTTATTGTTCTACCATATTTTTCACATATCTTACTGAGCGTCGCCGTCATTATAGTATTATGTGTTACAACATAGTTGTCTGTTACATAAAGATGATCTGGATCATCAATATATATACATTTGACTTGTTCCCTTGATACTTTATCAATACTCTTAATGTTTAATTTAAGAGTAGGTCCGTATTGATAATAATGATTGGTTTTGTCTATTTTTCTTTGTAGAGATACCAATTTCCAAGGTTCAGGAAATTTAGTTGATACGTGGAACACATTTTTACATACGGTACTTACACCATTATAGTTATATTTTCTATCAGGGCAATGTTTTAATTTCGCAATACCACCTACACTATGTATCAGTTTCTGAAAACCGGTGGCTAATTCCTTACTAGTAGATGTAAACACCACACTAGATTTGTCAATGGTCCCATCACTGTCTACTAGACCTCGTATCAATTCCATACGTTGTTCATAACTTCCTGAAAAATAAATTTCAGGAATAAATTTTGTATGGCTATAAGTTTCCATTAGGGCTAAATTCATCAATGTCTTTATATAATAATTCGCTGATGATTTTTGATTAGGTAGTATATGACCAATAGAATTTCTATTTTTTTCAGACATATTTTTACCATGCACAACTTGTCTGATTTCAGGATCAGAGAACTTGATCGAATAATCATATCCGGCAGAATGCTTGACACAGTATTCTGGTAGTAATTTTGATCTTACTTTTTCCACCAATTCATCATCACTTGTTGAAAATGATAGATGATTATTTCTGAAACTCCCATCTCCTAATAAGAATCCCATTAACCAAGGATCGATTGGCAATTCTATATCTTCATTATCCTCAGTCATTGTTACCAAAGGTATTCCGATAGATCGGTTTGTTTTATTATGTAATTCAATTATATCAGTTGTGGTAAGATGTCTCCATGCTCCTGTTTTTGAACGTTTCCAATCAATGTTATAGATTTTCCATATATGATCTCCACAACAGCGAGCAGTTCTGCCATCGTCAAATGTTAATTCATATATATCTTTAACACCCGGTTCAAATATGTTCAATACCTTTACTGCTTTTCCAGTAGGGGTCATTACTAATGATCCAGCCTCAATTTCTCTCATTGCTTTCCAGCCGGTAGGAGTTAATACTTTGCTGGTTAATGGTTGACATTTTCCTGCGCCCGTTGCGATTTCTTGTAAAGATTGTGGGTTGGCAAGGAAATTATTTATGGTAAGAACCTGGTCGTCTCTAAGACGAATTGGTTGGCCAGCGAATCTATGTCCAGCTGGCCAACATTGGTCACCCCAATATTCTTCTGTAACCTGATCAAATTCTAAAGACACCGGTTGTCGAAGATCTTCGACTTCGATGTAATATCCTCTGGATTCAATAATGGGTAGGATCCGGTCTAGAAGACTGACATAAGTCACGCCGCCTAAACCGAAGAATCCTATACACCCATCCCATCTTCCTAGTTGATAGGAAGATTGATATCTGGCACCAGGTTGGAAGTATTTGAACTTCTTAACGAGTTCTTTTCTGGTATCTAAATCAAGACCAATTATTTTGCAGTTTACTTCATCAGTTATTATAATTCGCGCTGTTGCCATTTACTTTGTTCCGTTGGCGCCTTCATACTGTAAAACAACATGTTGCAGACGCCATCGACTATGGTACTCATTGAAAAGTGCATATAGTTGTAGTATCCCAGATTGATTACTGTATCAAAACGTATGCCAGATTTTACCAAGGGCTTGGTTATTTTGGTACTGACAAAAACCATTTTAGTGCTATCTGTCACAGGATTATTGATTTTATTATCCTTGACATATTCATTGAATTTTGAATGCTCATTGGGCAGCCTGAACATGACACTCAAATCCTCATTAGAAATACCATTTCTAAATGCAAATTCAGTCCATGTTTTTAGTGAAGGAAGTTCACTACCTCCTGGCACAATAACCAATACTTTTCCACCGTAATTAACAAGATCATTGAAATTGTCGATTGCAATTTCATCTGAATCAAACCAAATACGATTTTTTCCAGTTGCTGAAAGTATCTTTTTAGTTACTGGGTTTGCTTCATCGGAGATCTTGCTACTTACTTCGTCGTCCCAAATTTGTATGCCATATCTTTTTGCAAAAAATGCTGCTTCAATTACAGAATTTGTTTCGAGGTGTGGAATGGATGAGTGTCCATTCTTAATAACAAATGTGTCACCATCCATTGAAAGTATAGGAACGTGCTGTTCAAGGTTATCACACAATTCTGTGAGACTGTCGTAATATCCCATGAATTCTTCATCTCCAGAGAACCCAGCGGTCAATAATTGTTGACCGATGAACATTATATTTTTCTCTGTCAGAAAGAATGTCCATACTTTATTGCGGGCGTCCCAGGTTCCCTTGTGTAGTTCGTGTACTTCCTGATTTCGCTTCTGTAATTTGTCAACGAGTTGCTTGTCAAAAGGAAAACTCAGACTGATAAATCGTGCTTTTTTGCCAGAAATTTCAGAATCACGTTCCTCAATTTTAATTTCCTTGGTCATTGCTAAGGTTCTAAATTCGTGTTTCCATTTAGGGGCTGCTAGTGATTCTTCCAGCTCTGGAACTATCGTTTTGAAAGTGGTGACATAGCTATCAAGTATCCTTAATGCCAACATTCCCTGTTTTTCAGTAAGAGCATTGCCCATGGAAAGCTGTTCACTCATATTGGTGAGAATTTTAAATTCACCTGATTGAGCAACTCTATAGAATGAATTGTACGATGAAAAGGAATATACCGATCCAGTCAATCTCATAATGATATCTTCAATATACATCTTTGTCTTTCTACGAAATGAAATGTAAACAGTTTATTCTGTATTATACTATGAAGATAACAAAAAATCAAATGAATTATATATGCACGTCTTCCATTCCAGAAGTTCGTAATTTGATGATGTTACTCATTTGCCATTGTTTGATATCCAAGGCTTTTATAATACCCAACCATTGGTTGCGTAATAACGCAAACTCGTTGACTATTTTTTCTAGATCAACCACATTAGCTTCGCCATCCACATATTTTTCACAATCTCTGCTACTTAATGCACGTTGATAATTTTCTAGATATTTTTTAAAGGCTTTGCTGCGTTCTCTTCGTAGCTCTATGTTGAGATACTCCAACACTGCTTCAATTTCCTGTAGTTGATTGAATCGCTGTTCTACTATACCAGGAAGACTGGCTGATGCTTTTTCAAGATTACCATATACTTTGGTTTCTTTCTTTGCATCAGCCAGCTGTGTATAATAGTACTCAATACAATCAGGTAAGTGACTAATGTCCTTACTAACTTTTGAGTACCAAGACATTAATATTCCTCTTCTTCCCAAGGATCTTCGTCTGTGTCTCGATTTTCCTTGGCTACGACTTCAATTGCATCGTCTAGGTATTGATCACACCCTTGAAGTTCTTCGAGTGCTTCAACGTCAATGTGTTGTCTTAATAAAAATTCAACGTATTGGTTTGCTGCCTGATCTCGATTTTTTTCAGGAATAAACTCTAGGAACAAATCCCATAACGCTACAATCTGATCTTCTTCCATTATTCTGTATCAACCTTTTCTAATATTTCTTCAGTTGGCACAATCATTTTTGTGTCCCACTGCTCCATAATTAGTCTTAGTTTATCTTCAGTCCAATTTTTTCTGAATTCAGCAATAATTTCACCGGTTTCTTTATCAGTATAAGCAAGTTTATTGCCCACTTTTGTCAAGACATTCATCTTTTCAAACATATCAACCAATCCAGAAGTCGGTTTCATTCCTGTAGAATATGGAATTTGTACTTGTACAGATTCAAACGGTTTTGCATACCGAGTCTTCATGATCTTACATGCTGCTCGAATACCAACAACATCACTGATCTTGTTGCCATTTTCATCTTCTTTTAGTTTGAGTTTCTTCATTGCCACAACAATACTTGATGCGTAAATGAAGCCCTGACCACCTGAAATCTTGTCATCAGGGTCAAACATATCTTGTGAAACATACGTGTGGTTTGTTGCAACTAATCCTACATTATAGGAACCAAACATATTGACACAGTTGCGAACGAGCGCGGTAAGTGCTCTTGGCTTTCTACCCATGTCACCCTTCATGTCACCTGCCTCAAACTGGTTTACGTCAGTAGGAGTTAACAACATGCCCAAAGAGTCAACCACAAACAATATTTTTGGACGTTCGAGTGGATCCATGGTCTTGTATTCTTTCATGAATTCACTTATGGTTTTTGCGACGTCATCAATCATTGCCATGTTTAACTTCAGCAGTTTATCTTCTGAAGTATCAACATCCAATGCCTTCAACCATGCTTCGTCCAATGCGTTTTCACTGTCAACCAAGACAACAAAAATACCTTGTTCTTGAGCATGTTTAATGATGTTACCGGAACAGATATAAGATTTACCTGCACCAGATTCACCGGCAAATACCGTAACTTTACCCAACGGAATTCCCTTAAAGAAATCTCCCGATATGAGGTAATTTAGTGCGTAGTTTCCTGTGGATATCCAGTCAGTGGGATCATTAAATCCAACACCAAGTCCGTCAATGGACTTGGTAATGGACTTTCGAAACTTGGAGATATCAAATGCCTTCGACATATATATCTCCCTGGATTAATTTGCTGATTGACGAGCGCGGATAGTTGCGAGAATATCCTTGGCACGTGAACTTGCTTCATTTCCGCTGTTTGCAGAAGTGTCTGGAGTATTTTCTACTTCATCATCTACTGGATCAACGGCTGCTGGTGTTGACTGTGTATTTGTTTTTGCAGGGGTTGACTTCGATGATTCTCCAGTTGAAGAGCCACTACCTCCCATGCCTGCAGGCTTGAAGTATTGTCCCCAACGGTCCATGTCAAATGCTTCACCATCTACAGATGCTTCAAACATTTCCTTCATTACCTTTAGTTCAACATCACCTGGCTTCTTAGGAAGGAAACTCTTAAGATCAAACAATCCATGTTGATCAATAGCTGCCTTCTCAGTGTCGCTTAGAGCGCGTTCTCTACGTGCCCAAGTTGAAGTTGAATAGTCTGCGTAACCGCCCTTTGCTGTCTTTGCAATTTTGAAGTCTAGACCACGGACTGTGTCTGTAGGTAGTTCTTCAATTTCACTATCCATAAGAGCATTTTTTACGATGTTAAAGATCTGTGATCCAATGATGAATCTGCGAATTGGATTTTCAGGTACATTGTCTTCCTGAATCTTAGAATCAGTCACAAATCCCTGGAAAAGATATGAACGCTTTTTCCAGTACTTACGACCTAGTTCTTCTAGACTCTTATCCTTGAACCAAGGACGAACTTCTGTAAGAATAGGGCAAGTCTCGCCCCACATTTCCATGCAAGGAACTTGTACTGTAACTGGTTTGGAGTTTGCTTCGCCCTTGACACCAGCAAACGGCAATTTAATCATTGCTCGTTCAATCCAAAAGAATGTGTTGTTGGGGTCTGCATCTGGGAGAAAACGAACAGTGGTAGTTGTACCTTCTGCTGCGTTCCAGTGTGCGTAAATTGCGTTGTCGCCGCCGCCGTTGTTGTTGCTGTTTTGATTGTTTGAAGCTTGTAGCTTCGCACGAATTTCTGCTAATGAGGCCATGATTGTTTTCCTTTTTATATGCCTAAGTATGCCAGTATCAGTCTGTGCTACTACACAGTAAAGAACTATTTTGCATATACGTATTATATGCGCTTTTATTTATCAAGTCAATTGAAAAACAACTACTTTTTAGATATTTTATCTAAATCGGTAACGTTCGCAGTGATGCTTCGTTCGCCTCTCAACTTGGCCGCCATTATAGAATGATGCCCGTCAAGAATATAATTTTTGTTTTTGTATCTGGCTACATGAATATGCTCTGGGGCCACATTATTCAATTTTTGTGTGGTTAACTCTTGATCATCATGACGTGTAAAAGGTTGGGTGGGGATCAATCCTGCTATAGGCAATGTTTCTTTGGTGCGTAATGCGTTATATTTTTCTTTGGCCAGGGCCTTGACCTCAGGGTCTCTGCTGTGTAATCCTAGAGATGATGCGAGTTGCGCTATTTTTGCATCTATCATATCCGCAGCTCTTGTTTTAAATCCATTTAATGGAATATGTTTACCTGCTTCAGGTTCGTCCCAGAATTCACCGTACTTTGTTTTATTTGCATAGCGCCTAGATACCCGTTGCTGTAATGCAAGTGGGTCTACATTTCTTTCTGATAAGTTTCCAAATTCAGAAAAGCGCATTAATTTTTAGAATTTCCAGTTAAGGGCAATCCTGCAAGTCTACGCATTTCTGCAAATTGCTGAGAAGCTTCGTGCCTCTGGTTAAGATGTTGAATCAATTTCGCAGCAAGTGCAGCTTCCTTTTCTCCACCGGTGCCAGCGTCATTACTGAATTGTCTTTTAACGTGAGTTACAACTCCATGTTCTCCTCGAGTCCATGTGCCGTTGTCTCGGTCATAAAATCCCATTACAAGCTGTGCTACTTTTTTCATACTACCGCCATTGTCAGGAACGTGTGAATCTTGATCATCTTCCTGTTCCTGTGTGGCTGCCGCCGGACCTTCAGGACCAGCAGATGGCACGGCTGGAAGTTCACGAGAGTTTGTTTCTCCATCTCCCCAGTTCAGGTTCTCTGCT